ATGATTGTGATTTCATCAATCTCTCGCTTGGTAACGATAGCCCTATGCCATCCATAGGTAGATTGCTATTTAACCTGTTAGCTTCAGTGGGTTAATTATCGCTTACACATAGACTTAGCGGTATATGCTGTTACACTAAGCTTAACCGTTAAGAGAGGTTTAATTATGGAGTGCTGCAAGGGTAAATATACGTACAAGGAATTATGTCAAGAGTGTAGGGTGCTTTGGTCTCAAGATGCTACGCCAGAAGAAAGGCTTAATATACTTAAAAGCCTTCGCGATGAAGCGGTAGAGTCAACGTGGTATCAGTCAGCTCTAAAGTCTGTGAAAGTTAAGCTGAGGATTGTTAAATGACCAAAGAATTTACAGCAAAAGAAATGCATAACGCGCCAGCTCAAGTATTTAGGGCGGCTGATAGAGATGGCCAAGCCAAGATAAGCCACGAGCATTACAAGGATAGAGATTTCTTTCTAACCGCTAGAGATAGGCAGCCACTGGAGGATAAGACAGATGATTGAAGCTAAAAAGAGGTGTGAGCACCTCAACTTGAAATTTAAACACATAGGATATCCTTGGCCAGCATTTGAGGGTACTTTCAGTCTAAGTGGTGGGCGTAGAATAACAACTTTATTTGCTGAAGCATGTTGTTGTGCTGATTGTGGGGTGCAGGTCAGTGGATTTAGACACGGCCAGGATGATGAGCACGAGGATGAGGAGATAGTATTGAAAGACAGAACCAGAAGGAGGCTTAATATTGTAAGAAAAGAAAGAGAACACAGATACAACATGCTAATAGCGCATAGAAAATATATGGCAAAAACATGAGTGAAATAGATAAGATAATCGAGCGTGAAGACAGGCGATTCAACACAGCTAACTGGCTGATAGCCTTTAGTATATTAGCTGTCGTGTTTGTTAACATTTTATAGGTGGGTATATGAGCAATGTAACAAAGCTTTATCCTAAAGATGCCGGTAAAGATCCTGATAATGTATTGGAGCGAGCTATAGGTAACTACGATGAAGTACTCATACTTGGATGGGATAAGGACGGACAGTTAGACGCTAGAGCAAACCTAGATATGACCGCAAGAGAGATAAACTGGATTATTGATATATTCAAAGCCAAGCTGCTGAATGGAGACTATTTAGATGAGTAACCATAGGGTTGAGCTAGAAAATAACGAATGGTGCTACTCTCATAGTGATGGAGTAACAAAGCATGGTCAGCATTTAAAGTTCACAGGTGCCTGCAATTATGTGAACTACAGGCTATATGATGCCGTCGTAATAGAAATTATTAAGAATAAGAGGAAGGAAAGATGAGTGACTATGATATAGAATCTAGTGATTTCGAAATAACATCATCAAGAGATGGCAGTTTGATATTAACATGCGGAAAAGAGGGCATGGAAACAGATTTAGTATTCGCTGGCGGGGCCATGGATAAAGATGATCCTTTGTTGGAAAAGCAGCGAGCTATACTAGAATTCATTATTACCGCAATTTATGGCTAATCAAATATAACTATCAAACTCTGCATTAATACCCACGCTGTATGTAATGGAATCTGCATCGGCATGGGTGAATCTAAGTACGGTGTTATCAGGTATAAAGTCTTGCTCTGCTAGATTAGCGGCTGGCACCATATCTCTACCTACCTTGAGTACGGTTGTGCTAACGCCTGTGATGGCTGAGCCTGTTAATAAGACGTACTCTTGGCCTGACAGTTTGTCTGTGGCTACAATCGTAGGGACGACACTGGGAGTAGCAGCAATAGCGGTTACATCAATAATGATATGCATGTTAATCAGTGCCTGACCAGAAGCACCTAAAGACGTTTTATCCAAGAGGATGTCAGCAGGCGTTGCAGTACGTGCAGCCGATAGAAGTGCGGCGCCTGTGGATTTTCTGTTACTCATGCTATACCCCTTGTCTTAATGCGTTAGTGGCTCTTGCTCTGAATGCGTCAGTGACTTTAAGCCTATTGTCTATTTTCTGTCCAACGGTTTGGATGCGCTTGAAGTCGATATTAGCACCTACTTCTTGTGCTTTCACTTGAACACCCATTCTATCAGTTTGTGCTTCAAAGACGTCTACTTGTAAATCACCTTGATCATTCTGTATTTTAGCCTGATCTAATACGGATTTACGCTGTGTCTCTGCCATATCGGCTTGACCTTTCACCATTTCGGCTTGTGCTAGCATCATAGCAGCATCTGGCTCGCTTTGCTGTTGTGAGGCTTGTTCTAGCATCGCTTTCTCTTCATCAGTATCAGGCTCTGTGATGCCCATTAGAATGAGTTGCTTCCTTGCATAGTCGCGAATATCGTCGAACTGTACACCTTCCGTTAGTGTCAATTGCTTTAACATTAACATTTTCTGCATAGCCGGGTCACTCTGTGCAACCGCTGCTGCCATTTCACCTAATTCTTCACGGGTCTGCTCTCGCTTACTGGTATAACTGGGGCCAATGTCAGCGAATACATCAAACTCCATGTTAGTCAGGTCATTAAGAATAACCATCTCACCGGTTTCACTGTCTTGAATAGCGTCCATGATCTTCTCTGTCTTGGTCGTACCGTCAGGCAAGGTCAGCTTAACCTCTCTCGGTGCGTCAAAGACATCAGCTGCCATACTCGCATAGATCTCTGCATCTCTTCGCTTAGCATGCTTTAGGTTCTGCTGATAAACCATGGATTGCTGGTCTAATCGATTCGTTAACAGTTGAACAGCCTTACCGCTTACGTCAGGATCGGCTATATCTTGAGGTAGGCCAGGGTTAGCCACGTCTTCAACGGCTGTTCGACTCTCTTGTATAGCGAGCAATAGAGAATTAGGTACAGGTGTTTCTGGCATTTGAGCAACAGGGCCAACAGGAAGTATCTCACCGTTAGCCGTGGTTCTATTGTTCAACAAGTAAGGAAAGTTATTATCAGCGCCTGCTTCATCGAACATGAACTCAAAGCCCTGTACCTGCTCAGGATTGAAGATAGGCTTAGGTCGTGGACTTCTTGCAACAATATCCGCTAGATACGATAACTGAAAGTTTCTAAGCCGTTGAGGGTCTTTGGCTAGTCGTGTAACCCCCTCATAGTGTTCTTCACCTTCTACAAACGCTCTCTCTCCGTAGGTAGGCGTAACAGGAATGTTTTGTCCGGCAATAACCTCGCCTAATCGCTCACCGTCTGGCCCCATCTCACCGTTAAGAATGGCTTGGCCGGAGGCGATGTACTTGGTGACCTCCCATCGCTCAATGACTCTTTCGTCTTGAATGTTATAACCTGAATCAATCAACTCATCCATGATTTCAGACAGGTCTGATTCACGCAATAAGAGTGTTTGGCCCATAGGGTCAGTCATGGTTAATACTTTATCTTTCACCTTTTCACGATGATAGAAGCTCACAACGTAGATATGTTCATTGTCACCAGCTGCCCACGGGAAGGTATAAGACTCTTCTGGGTTACTAAATGAACTAATCGACATGGTATCGACTTCTTCACCAGTCAACTCTTCGTATAAGTCTTCATAGCCGTCATGGGAATAAGCGGTAAGAATAGAGACGTAATCAGCATCAGACTTATCAAGTCGTTTGGCATTGGGGTCCCAGAAGCAATTATTGTTCGCCTCATAGATAGGTCGTCGTCTAATAACCTGATTCTCATTACCCGCTCTATTGGATTGGTACTCTGTGTACATCTCCCAGGCACCTACACCACATACCACCGCTTCCATGCTGGCATTATCATAAGATTCTATCGTGGTATTAACACGGTCATCAGAGAGGTACAGGCCGTCTAATAGATCAGCGCCATCATCACGGGTATCAGCTTTGGGTTCGAAGTCTATTTGTATGGGATTAGCGCGCAGGTCGGCGATGATCTGGCGCATCGCCTTGCGTAAAATATTAAATTCACCACGGTATTGCAATTGTGTTGTATCTAAGAGAGAATCGTCCCATTGAGTGATCCACGCGAACACCATGTCATCAGCGGCGCGCTCTCTAGTGATGACGTTATAAGAAAACGCTTTGTCATGCTTTGATTTTAATTCTTCTAAATCCATTACCTAAATCCTGGAGTAAGCATTATGACTACATATAACTTTATCAATAGAACTGGAGAAGTCCATGGGCGACTTACCGTTATTGGGCGATCTACCGAGCATAAACGCACGTACTGGGACTGCGCTTGTGCGTGTGGAAATAATACCACGGTCAGGGGTGATCATCTTAAAGAGGGTCGAGTCAACTCCTGTGGATGTATTGCGCTTGAACAGATGACTATCCACGGGCGAGCCAGAACGCCTGAATACCATTCGTGGCAAGCACTTAAAGATCGCTGCAACAACCCTAAAAACACTCATTACGCGAATTACGGAGGCAGAGGCATTGCGGTGTGCAGCGAATGGAATGATTCTTTTATGGCTTTCTTTGCCGATATGGGAGAAAGGCCAACTGATAAACATACGATAGAAAGAATTGAAAACAATGGTCACTACTGCCAATACAACTGCAAATGGGCTACCAGAAAAGAGCAAGTAGATAACCGAAGAAATACCATACTTCATACCGTCAACGGAAAGACTCAATGCCTCAAGGATTGGTGCAAAGAGTTCAATGTTAGTTATTCGACCACTCAGCAACGAATCAAAAGAGGCTGGAGCATTGACTCTGCTCTGAAGACTCCACCCAATGCTAAACAAGTTACCTAACATCTATCTCTTACCTATAGTACGTAGTGGCTGTGGTATGACGGGCTTAATGTTATTAACTTGAATATGTCGCATTAACATCATGACCGAATCACCTAGGTTTGGGCTTGCCATTTTAAACTTGATCTTCATCTCTTGCTTAGTATACAGCTCAAACAGTCCATTGCCGTTGGGTTTTATGGGCATACGACACAATTCTGCCCTTAATTTAGGTAACAGTTTAATCTCTGAGCTAAAGCTAATCAATTTCTCCGGGTCGTAGTATTCATTATGTACAACAGCGCGATAGGTTCGATAACAGCGATCTCTTAATGCAAAATAGTATTGGGCTCGCTTGTTCCTGAAAGTGTCTTTATTGGTCTTCTGGTTTTGAACAGGTGCCTTCAGTGCGGGACTATATGGTGCATCTGGGAAATCAGGTGTCTCTGAGCCTTTGAACATCACTAAGGTATTAGGCTTGCCATTAAAGTCTTCTGACATCTGCTCATTGAGCGCACATCCCATGCCATCAGAATCCCATGAGAAGCTATCAATGCCTTGTTGCTGTGCTATATCTGCTGCCCAGTGACCACCCTCATTAACATTACCATCAAGCTTTTCTTGTACATCGTAAACCACCGAACCATGTCTTGCTGCATAACCCTTACTATCCGGTCCTGTATCTGAGGGATCATGTGATGCTAGTTTTGCGCCTCTCCCTTCAAACCCCAACTTTAGATGGGCATCAATACAGGCATCAAACCATTCCGACATAATAAGCGCATTCTCTACGCTATCATTAAACTCACCTTTCCAGATATGGTCATACAAAGCTCTATCAATATGCTCATAGTCCCACTGTCTCTCTTGCTCAAGTCCTGACTCTTTATACCAGGGGTTGTCGGTGTAATTCATGACAACAACTAAATGTAAGTCATCCTCATAATAACCATCACGGTCTAAATGTTCTTTGAATGGGTTGATAAACCGGATACTAAAAGGATCTTCACTTGAGCCTGGGTTAGCAATGAAGACCATGGATACATTAGGATCATCTGCGCCTACCTCTTCCATGGCGCCCGGTAGACCTTTCTTTGGCTTCTTACGTGCGGTAGGTGTCAGAGCAGTTAGTGAGTCCTTGGTGATGAACTGAGCTTCTTCTATGGAGTAACGCTTGAACCCATGAGCGGATTTAATAGAGTCAACATTCCTTGCTAACCCTGCAAACTGGAAAGCCTCTGTACCATTATGAAATATAGAAGACTGTTGTACTTCAAAGCCTTCAAACTCTAGTCGCTTTAGTTCTTCTTTGAGTAGACTGTGTACGGAGTTCTTAATCGAGGATTGGTATTCACGCAAACAATAGGTCTTAGCCCCTGTATCCTTGGCATCAATCAAGCAGATATCAGCAACACCTACCGACTTAGCCGAACCTCTTCCCCCTATAACAATAATGAATCGCTTGTCAGAGGTGAGTACCTTTTCTAGCTTAGCGGGTAAATAGACCTCGACTTCATCTTGTGTGATGGTCCAGTCATTACCTAACTTCTTTATAGCATGCGTAAAGCCTTTCTCTGGGCAGACAAAACCTACAACCGTCGACGATTCACCAGTATGAACACTGTACTTCGCTTCAAGTGATTCTATTCTACTGGCCAGCCCCATCTAATAATTTCTCCAGTTGTTCTATCCTTGTTTTAAGGTCGGTTGCTTGCTCTATCTCTACCGCTGCCTTAACCGCGTTAACAAAGGTAACAGCAATGTCTGGCGCTATCTCTCCCTTGCTTGCCGCTTCCATCAACTGCATAACTTGTTGAGAGGGGCTTGATTTCGCATCAAACTCAAACTCTAAAGTAGGTAGTGTCTGCTTTAGTGATGAGTAAGACTTGCTTAGCAACTCCTTAAGTAATGTTGCACTAGCATTATCACTAGCATCGAAAGCACGTTCAGCCATATGAGAAATAAAACGCTCCTCTGTCTTAGCAGGATCTTCCCCTTCCTCTGCATCAAGTAAAGAGTCTCTCTGGATGGCATCGAGAAGCTTTGACTTGAATGACTTCCCCCTGCCTCTGGGAGGCCGATTATCTTTTGTCCACTGTGTTTCTTCTGCCATATCACCACATTTCGGCCATAATTTGGCTAATTATAACGCATTAGTAGCCTGGGTTATGACTTCGTTTAGTCTTCATGCCGCTCTTGCCTTTACTTCTATGCTTACCATAGGCGCCTACGTTACTCAGTTTGGCTTTTCTCTTTAGTTTTGAGTGTGGTGCTTTCATCCTTATCTCCCTTGCTTCTATTAACCTTAACTTTAAATCCACTTTCTTCTAAGCCTCTGATCATTTCATCTCTAACGGACTCAGCATCTTCTTCCTTATTAAACTCGTAGCCTTTAGAGCTGTCACCACAAGCGGCAATAAGACGGTACTTGTCTTTATCATAGTAGACCGCTGATATTTCTACTTCATTCATCCTTTTATCATGTCCGTTTTCTTGTGACTGCCGTGGGTGCTACCGAACCAAAAGTTCATGATGCTTGGAACCGATACCGTTATGATGCCCACCAGCATAGTACCCATCTGTTCTATTTGTGGCTCGATTTTAATATGACCTGAAAACAACATGTAAACCATACCAAAGTAACCAGAAATAAAAACGATGGACAATACGATCTGCGGCCACATATTAAGCTTTGCCATCTCTCTAGCAGAGTGTTTGTCTTCTACCTCTATCTCAAAGACATCCAGATCTAAGCGTTTCATCTCTAATTCAAATTCATGATCTATCTGTTTGATCTTGGCGAGCTCGTCGGGGGTAGCATTAAGAATAGCAGCCTCTAGTGCAGCCTCTCCTGCGTTACCATCGCCTAATAGAGCATTTGCAAGGAACTTAGTAGCAGTACCCGCTAAAGGGCCGCCAATGGCGTGCGCAAGGGTAGGCGCTAAACCTTGTACGATCTTTTTCCAGTCTTTCATGCTTTAACTGATCCTCTCACCATACCCTCTAATTGCCTGTTTAATATGTTATACATGAGACGCAATCTAATGAGTGTTTTTGTCTCTATGATGTCACTCGGCTCCATACAATTACGAGCAAGACTAAATACTATTTCGCCTTTCTTCCAGGGGATCATTCACACACACCTGGCTCTATAACCGTTGTGCAAACAGAATCACCCTTAAAATCTTTGGGTGTACCGTCAATATAAACGCCGTACCATATCCAATCGCCAGACCTGAAAATGTCCCCCGCTTGCGTGTCATAAGAAAAGTAAGTACTGGCTGCAAAGGTGCCAAACTCTGTGCTAACAAAAGGGACCGCTGGAGCCGTCACACCATCGATTGAGGTTCTGGTAAACGTGGTTGAATCAGGTGCGATAAAAACGATCTGCAAGTCAGTGTTAGCACTCATGTCAAACTCAGCACCCGTATCGGGGTTTTGAGTCGATATGATAATAGTCTTACCTATCTCACCTGTCTTAAGCTCTGCCATAATCTCCTCACTTACAAAGCGGACCTAAACCAACAATCTCATCAGGATCTAATGTACCAATTCCTTCGATGTCATTAGGGTCTAGTGTACCAATATCTACTATCTGTGTATTGATCGTACCTATGCCAACCACTGAGCATTCTTCTGTAGCAACCGATAGAGCAAAACTGCCCACCATGGGCGCCATTAAGGCACTAACCTCTAATGAGCCAACCACAACGTCAATGTTAAACTCTATGGACACCTCTTCATAATTACCATCAAAGAGAAGCGCCTGGTTTATACCTACTGAACTCATGGGCTATTAGGTGGTAATGTAAAGCTACCTACGGTTAATTCAAATGTTTGCCCAATAGCTACAGTTGCTGATGGCGATATAATGCCCGTAGCCCCTGATACACCTACATCAAACTGATCGGTTACTGTCGTTCCATCTCTTGCAATAACTCGCGCAAACGTCGCCTCATCGGCTGCTAATCCGTCATCAGTTAATGGGAGCCCAGCAATGGTATCTACATTCCCTGATCGCGTCATACTCGGGTTTTGTAAAGAATACTGCAACAGTAAAGTATTCCCTGATAATGCCGTCTGCGGGGTTGCTGGCTCTGTACCGCTATAAACATTAATAACAGCAGTACCACCACCCGTATCCGTGTCGTCTATTAATATCTGGGCCATACTTTCATTGGTCGATTGACCTACTTTGTTTGTCGTCATGTTCTACTCCTATACTCTTGTTGCTAGGGTAATACTGTGGTTAGTGGATACTTCTGCTGCGATTCTGTCGTACTCAGTATCTAGTGTAGATTGATCTAGTTCTGCTATGGCTTGTGCTACATGAGCCACTTCCACTGACATGGCTACCGCCGTAGCAAAGGCTATACCATCTCCTACAGTCCAATCTGTTGTACTATTATCAAACACTGCACTGGCCGCTGGTGTAGATAGAGAGCTGTTGTAGCCAGGGAAATAACTTCTATACACCCCTGGGTCAGCAGTGTCTCTTATTAAGAAACCTAACACCCACGTTCCAGAGCCTGGCTGTCCTGATACTTGGGTATCTTGTGTGAATGCACCGCCAGCGAAATAAACAGCATGGTAGCCAGCAGGAGCGGCAGAAGTAAATAACATACTAGTACCCTTGCTAGTGTCTTCAAGGTTACCTAGCATCCAAGCATTCGTTACTGGAGTACCTACTTTAAATACTATTGCAGTGGTTTTAATAACCTCACCACCGGTACCATTAAACCGTACATAATCACCCGTAGAGCCACCCGTTAAGATAGTGTTATTTTCCGTGTTAGAACCAACAGACGTTGCATCAAAACTACCAATCTGATCCGGTATAGTGGTAGCTGCTCCAGAGGTGAATATCCACTCATGATCAAATACTGACGATTCATCAATAGTGAAGCTGCCTGTCATCGGTGCCATATTAGCGGTTATTTGTAAGGTGTTTGTGCCAGGCTCTATCATGCTAAAGTTGCCCGTCATAGGTGCCATAGTGGCGCTCATCTGAATCTCACCTAAGCCAAATACAGTCGTACCGTCCTCTGCGGTTATCTGGTTGGTTAACAGGTAATTAAATAAAGGCCGTTTAGTAAATCCCTGTAGCGCACTGCTAAACCGTGTGGGGCTTATAGCCTCTGAATCTCTTAGCTCTGGACCTCGGTTTGCATTATAACCAGGGCCATCTGAATTAGGGTCTGTAAAATCAGCCGTCTCTATCAGTATGTCAGTGCCACTAATGTCGAAAGTAGTCAACATCATGGCGGTTCTATAACCCGTGATCTTAGTGACGATGGTATCTCTTGCCTGCAGCACCGTATCTATACGCATCCTCAATCCCAAATCAGGGTTGTTAGGCATACGACCACCATGACTGATAAACAAAGTGCCTGTAGCGTTAGCGGGAGAACCGGCTACCGCATACGTAATGCTGGTTGTGGTAGGGATAGAAAGAATAGTGAATTTGATTAAATTATAATCAGATTGGTCCGCACCTGTAACAGTAGGTAAGTCACTTAATACGAAATCGTGTGGCTCATTCGTGGTGAGTGTGCCAGTACCGCCTGTCTCTGTGATCGTAGCAACGGTTAAGGTCTTGGTATCAGTAGCAAGATCACCCCTGCCTTGTTCACCGGTATCACCAAAATACACAATAACACCGCGTTTAAAGTAGATGGCTCTGGTGATATTTAGGGGCTGCATGTTAGGAAATAAGGTGGTCATTCCCCGGTAATAGCCGCTCTCATCATAACCAAACGGGGTAGGGTGAATCAGGTCTGTACTGTATTCGATAGCATTGGTATTAAAAGATACTTTAATTTCACCCGGTCTTTGGGCGGCGGCTGATAGCTTAGCAACCGCTATATTATTCTCAGTATTTGCACTAAACGTAGCGAAGGACTGCTCCTGATCTAAGATAAAAGGATAAGCTATCGTTTGATCGGGGACGTTAGCATCAATAAACGTCCTAAGCTGGTCATTCATGCTGACACACTGGGGTATCCAGTCAGTAGCATCAGTCGACGTGCCACCATCGGTCTCATTGCCCATATAATCGATAGCAAGTACTTCTAAACGCTTACCGAGTGCTGTAGCAAAGCTAACCGCGTTGGTGATATTTAACTTTAGATTATCAAAATTGACATCCAGTAATAGCGTGTCGATACCCGCGCCATCTAAACAGCCATTAGTCGTGGCGAATAGGGTGGGGATGTTGCTCTGATCTCTACATGTATACTCATACAGCATGTTCATTTTAACTAAGGCGCCAGACTCTGACTCATCAAACCCGAAAGCAGGCGTATTGGACTCTATTGCTTCAATAAAAGCGGTCCCCTGACCTGTAATCAAAGAGCTGGCCAAACCCTCATTAGTGCCAGCGTTCGGCATTAAACATCTGTCACTGAGATTAGCAATAGTCGTTATCGGGGAAGCCCCTAGACTGGTGAAACCTGTACCGCGTGATTGACCATAAACAATAATGAGGTAAATAGTGTCGCTGCGTAGCGATAATTCAGTGTTGATAGGGTTTCTGTATTGGCCTACACGGTTTCTATAATCCCCTATAATTCCATCAGACTTGGTGACATTGGAGAAGAAGATATTAAAGGCGGCGGTTTGATTACCAAAGTCACTCGCACCTGCGGGTACTATGCGCTTGATAAATAAGAATATATGGTTAGTTGGGGTAAGGTCTATCTGATTAAAGCCGTTATCAGTACCCTCTACCTGGCTGAATGCCGTTACGGTAGTAGGCGTTGTGTCTTCGTTGGCCAGTAATTCTGCTGTACCGCCTGTCTTGCCTAAAGCGATTTCAAAGCTAACATCACCGGATATTCTACTGACCTGATATAAGAGTGTGCTTAATGAGGTATCTATTCCATTGGTATTCTTAGCGGCAATAACCCGATACTTAACCGAACCACTTGCCGCCTCTGGGGCTGTAATCGTATCAAATAGATTGTTTGCTACCGCCGACGGTATCGACGCAGTACTGATAGCACCGCCTAATGAGGCTTCAGGGTTTGAGCTTGTGGCTGCGTTCGTATAGAAATAAATTACCTCACCGTCTTGAACAGCCATCTAACCCACTCCTAGAGATTTCTTCGCAAAAGCTATCATACTATCGCCGTTCTCGATCCACATTTCTCTCGCGTCGTTCTCATCTGCGGCAATAGGATACTTAACTTTACCCCCTGCGAGTCTAACCACAGTGATAAAAAAGTATAGACGGGGTTTAGTTGTTGCGATTTGATATGTCAAACCATCAACACTGATTCCGCTGAGCAATTCATCGAACGTAGCCATTTAAACACCTATAGAATTAAGGCTCATATTCCTGATTTGCATCATAACACGATAATTCATAAGGCTTAAGGGGGTTATTTTTGGGCGATGGCGCGGTCTGAATAGCGGAGGTTAATTTGCTGGGTGTCGGTTTTTCGGCAATAGACCCGCAGCCATTAGTAGGACCATAATAAACAGTCATATAGATTAAATCTTCATTTGGTCTTTTTTCCATGTCTCCACTCCCTATATTTGATGTAAGCACCGGCTAAGCCTATGACAAAGGCAGCGATGGAAAGGCCGTCTCGAATAGTGAACTCGGTCATCTGGCCTAATAGCTCAGGATGGAACAGTGCGGTATCAAGGAATGATTTGGTTTTATCGAGCTGGGCGGTTACGACGCTGCCACCACCCCCTGCAATCATTAACGTGGTGCCTTTATCCATCTTTTTTCTTTCTCTTTAGTGACCGGTAAATCATTCCGCAAAGGATATAAGCGTTTACACAGACCGATAAAACTAGAAACGTATCGTATAACCAGCTCGGCATAGAAGGTAACCCATAGCAACAATAGACTTTGAAGGATAGTCAGCCCTATAGTAATGGGTTCCAACTTGTTGTTAAAGGTCATAATTTGATCATTTGTAATGGTTTCATCTAAGAACATATGTATACCTAAGCCATTAAACGCTATACCCGCTAGAAATAACGCGCCAAACATGAAGTAAATAAAGCTCTCAAAGAAGAACATAGCCATTATCGCGATAATAAAATCACCAAGAATCGCGATATAAAATATCATTTCTGCGTTATATGCATAGTAAAATAACGGCTGTACGGCTATATGAAGCGTGAATGCTATCAGCAGGGATAGTTTCATTGTCTCATTGCGCCAGTTTGCTTTTATAGCAGGAATTAGAAACAGTAGAATTATTGAGCTTATTATAAAAAATAAGAACCCGTTACTTTCTGGACTTTCGCTCACCGCTTTTCACCTTTCTTTTGATAACTGCCGCTAATAATGCGCTCTTATTCTTGGTTGCTTTCTTCTTCTTGGTAGCCATATTGTTTCCTCAGCGTAATATCAGTTTGCCATTATCTTATTTTCGTAGTTAAAAACTGTGATCAGTTGCATACTTTACACTCTTCAAATCCGCATGGAAGGAAGAAATCATGTTTTTCCTTAGCTACTCTAGCGAATGCTTCATGAGCATCCAGTTCTTTGTCAAACCTGCCAAGAAACTTTAACACTTTATTAATCCTTATCCCTGCTTTCCATTTTTTTCTGCTATCTTCCCAGTAGACGCCTTTATATTTTGAAGAGCAGTCTTTAGGTTTTCTTCTGTTCTGAAGGTTTTGCTGCCGTGTCGCCTCTCTGAGGTTTGATTTAGAGTCATTTAAAGCATCCCTATCTCTATGATCAATTTCATTTTCCGGCCATTTTCCTGTCATATAAAGCCATGCGAGCCGACCAGATCCGTGTCTATTCCCGTCGATCATTATAATTCTATGCCTTCTTCTTTCTTGATCAACTATAGTTCCTGCTCTTTTTCCAAAAGGTCGCCCCTTCCCATTAAGCAGCCAGTTAAATATTCCCGTTTCAGGATCATAATTAAGAAGTTCTTTTAATCTTTTCTGTGTAATCATTGTGAATCCTCTTTACATGGCCACGGTAATGAAATGCCTCTCTTTTGAGCGGTGTGCCGGTTAAGAATCTCATATATCTCTATATACTGCTTTTTTTCTGGCTTTGTTGAGCTTTTATGGCCCGTCACAGCCATTTGTAATGGACGCCATAAGAATTCTTTAACTCGGTCCTGACTCCAGGGTATATCAACCCCTGGTAGAAGCATCATACGCATGTCGTAACCCGCAGCATTCAACCTTTCAGCAAGGAGTTTACAATAAACTTCAAGAGCCTTTCGCTGTTTGTCGCTCCGCTGCTTACCCGTTTTAAAGCTATACTTAACATACCCATGCTCCTCATATTGGCGCTCAACATGCTTTATAAATTCATCTTTAGTATGGACACTATTGACTAACCACTCTTCACTCAAATTACCCACCACATAATACAAAATATTATAAACAGGCTTATCCATACCCTTGTTCTGTAGAAAGAAAACGCCATAAACTCGCTGAATGGGGTTATGCCTATGAAAAAGGTTTTCAATGCTTCAACTAAATGTTTCATCTGATTAAACCTCTATATTTTTTACTGCTTTATACCAATCCTTGACCCCTTGGTTCCACTGCTCAACACTGGGCAGAATTTCTCTTTCGTATAAAGACTTATCATCTTCAGTTACCGTCATATCGTACATATGGGCCGGAGATATACGGTCTATATTTGTGGTATAAGCACCACCTTCAGCAGTGTCTACTTGTAGCACATACTTAATAAATAGATTTTTAATCAGCTCATTACTCGCCTTCAGCTCTCTAACCTGCTTCTCTAATTGCTCAATATAATCAGCAGCTTCCTTGTTGATTGCTGGCGTATAATCCCCAAAGTCTCTATCTTCTCTTACACCTTCAGGGCCACAACTGTACTTACCTCTCAGCCTTGTTGTTATTTCGTTCATAATGCTAGCCTCTGTTGTTAATGGTTAATTAATATCCAATTTGCTGACATACCACCAAAACCTCTTCAACAGATTTCAGGTCGTGCTCTAACTGCTCGCATTCAGCTGTCATAAACTCAACTACTGCCAATAAACTATCTTCTTTATGAGTAACAAACTGTTGTTGGCTTACAAGATCCTTACTGTTTTCTTTTACATATTCTGAAATCACTCTAAATACTTTCATCAGCCTTTCCTCATTGAATCTATAAACGCTTGCCGGTTATCGGTCATCTCTGTGTTATTAGGTTTGTGCTCTGGTGCCTTATAAACGGCTTGTCCTGGTACTGCTGCGCGTTGCTCTGGTGCGTTCTTAGCCCACTTGGCTAGCTTCTGCTCCCATTGGCGCTGTGTCTGTGTAAGACCTTCTCTAACGCTGTAGTAGCTTATGAACTCACCTATTAGAGCGTCTGTTATCTTGGTCTTAGGTACGGCCATTAGGTGTAGATAAGTGTCTATGTTGTTAGTAGGTTGCCAGTCTAAGGTCATGGGCTTGGCTCTACTGGGTACTATAGGGGTTTGAAATACGCTTAGTGCTGGGGTTAGTACGCTAGTCATTATCTGCTCCTTATGTGTGGGTTAAAAACCGCCAATATGGCAAACAATATCGCTATCATCTATGTCTAAATGGTCAGTATCAAAATGAAGGCATGCACTACCAACACATATCCTTGTTTCTATTAATAATTCACACTCACCAATACCGTGTTCGCCGTTTGTATAAACATCCACATCACCTATATTTTCTAACTTGTTCTGAAGATTTTGTATTAACTGGCTTATTTTCATGCTCTATCCTTATTAGGTTGTGTCTTTAGTTATTATCATGGCTTTTTCCAGACTAGTGTTGCTTTCACAGAGCTGCCGCAATCTTTGCAAACACCACGACTAGGCATCAAAGTGACAGGCTTGCAGGATGTAATTTCTACGTTTCGGTGCTGACACACATTAGGTTTATGTTTATGTCGCCAGTCTTCATTAATTGGCGGTAATGGATTTAACCAGCTCGCTATTTTTGATCCTATGTTCATTATTTATCCCCTAACTAAAATTCAAGCATTGTGGCGTGTCTTAGTTCATCGTTGAATGTAAACACTGCAATACCAAAAATAGCTAACGGCTGGTAAGCAACATCAACCCACCAAGGACATTTGTTATATCTCTCGATATCAGGCCTATCATTCCATTTCAAGTACCTTCTGAATAAGTCCATAATGGTTATCTCGCTTAAAGATTGGTTATACAGTCATCACACTTCCACCCTTTTACTGCCTTTCTCTTCCCTTTGGGCTTCTTCTCTTGACAGGTTTCACAAAACCTCTTCCTGTAATCTATAAATAAACCTGACCCACTACCAGACGCAGCCTTATCCATTTCATTTTGTAAACTGTTTCCACAACCAGTATCAAAGCTGGCTCTATATCCTTTAGATTGTTTTTCACTTATTTTTTTATATAAAGGTTTCATTCTTTACTCCTATGTTAATTAGCTGGTACAGAAATAAAAACTATAAAGCCAATCACTATGGCTAATCCAAAAGGCATCTCTGTTAGCCATGAATACAGCAAAGCAGAAGTCATCAAAAGTAGCGCTCTATTTAATAGGAACACTCTAAATATCCTCGTATCTGATTGACGGCTTCATGGTTGATAGGTAACCGTCTTCTTTTGTGTATTCAGTGTTCTTATATTCACTCATTCTTGATGCTCCTATTACATGCTAAGGTTCAGATTTCAGGTTTCTATGGACATAAGTAGCCTAATCTCTCAGTCTCTTTGCTTTAACATTCGGCAGCTTAGATTCAAACTTGTTCTTAATGCCCTCTAAGCGCTTCTCCGTCTCATTAGCTGCTTGTATTCTTAGTACTCTTAACTCTTCGTCTGTACACCATGCTACAAGGCTCTTACTTCTCTTCCAGAACATACTTCTAAGCTTGGTCATGAAGATTCCTTCAGCAGCTGCTTGGCCAGCCTGTCATACAAAACCACGTTAACAGTCGCCGCTAGATTCATGCAGCCGTTAGTTGGTATATAAATCTTATCTCTGCACCAGCCAGTAATTCTTTCCCCTAATGTCGCATCTTCCGCACCGAATATATAAAACGCTCTTTCAGGGTGAACATAGGTATGTAATGGCTCAGCGTCATCAAGTAAATCAACGGCTACTGGTATACAGTCATATGGAATGATTGATTTTAAATCATCAACATGAAACAGAGGTGAGTGCCTGTATTGAGCGCGTGTATCTACACAGCTTTTCTTATATCTTTTTCCACTGACTGCCATAAACGCTGACTCATAGACACCGCAAGCTCTTAGTGCAGCTCCTATGTTTGCATCTGTCTTTGGATTGTCTAACCCAACACCACAATACCCTCTCATTCTTATATCCTTTTGTTTTAAGTTAGTTACTTTATAGTCGGGCACACTCTAGAAACTTTTCCTTCCTTGGTAATCCCTAGCAGCTAATAACCTTTAGTGTGTTATCTCTGTTAGGCCAAGCGTTATAGGCCAGTTGTTTTCCATATTAGTTGACCGGTGGTGAAGTACCACACCTGCTTTACATAACAATGATTTGTATATTGGTGGACTTAGGGGGACTCGAACCCTCCCAACACTTAAGCTTTTGCATCCCAACATATCTGCTGGTAGTTAATTAACGTTTGAAGACTAGTAACCTTCTTTAACATCAATAACTTAAATATTGCTCACCTAGTAAGCCCACTAATATACAAACTACCGTTATAACCGGCATTAGGTCGCCATTTGTTTATTAATCGGTAAGGCACTGCATCATAAACCGATACAGGCTGTGTGGAGGCTTTAGAAAGGGTGCCCGGTATGACGTATGACAAGCCTTAATTGTGTTGCTAATCGCGGCTAAATCGGTACTCCGGGCATAAAAAAAGGGCTATCTAATAACAAGCCCAGTTGGAAAAGGCAGTTCGGAAGTATGGTGAATCCACGCCTCTGAACCTGTTATTACATAACCCTTATCCATACTGTTCAACACTTTCTAAAGACGTTTCCACACGCCTGATAATCATTATAACAAACTATTGCTTCTAATGAACTATTTAATGTACTTAAGAGGTAGTGCTAGGCGGTGATTATCCAAGGGTGCCCAACTTAATGAAAACATCGCATTAAATGGTTTTCCCACCTAACACCACCACATATACAGACTACAAGCCTGTTACGACTAGAAAGAGAATGGTTTTATAGTGTTTAATACTGCTTTACTGCTCATTCCCGTACTAGTTGCCCATTTACTTTCATTCCATTTAAATCAACTAGCGGCCCGTAGGGGGAATGTCGGACATGGGTGTCCTGAAACCTACTTCGGCTATATAGCTATAGCCGCCACCAGTAATTCTACCTTAACTATTCTCCTTTGCAACCTTAACGTGGTATAATACCTCCATCTCGATCTCATACATCGTACCGCGCACATAAAATATATTGTCAAGGAGGCAAATACCGTAGTCCTTAGCAAACACCTTTGCCGCATTAAGCTCAGAATCTGATTCAATATAAACATTAATACCACCGCCACAGCATTTGTATTGTTCAACCTTCTTTACTTGGCTAGCATTTGGATGATCTAGATTTGATATATATGAATTAGCCACACCATTTCTCCTATTATCAACCCTAATACACAACCTATTCCGGCACAAACCACCGCGAACCATCCATTTTACACCCGCGCGTATCATCCATTTTCCACTCATCGTAGACGTTCGCATAGGTCTGTAGCCTGCCGCCATTCCATCTAAAGGTTTGACACCAAACAGCCCCTTCATGCCCCCACATCTCTACAAACTGCCCATCTGACGGCCTTTCATTAACTTCTTTCATCATCACATCACCTGTTATAGGGCTATATAACCCGTTTAATTAGTGTTTAACCTGCAATCTTTGTATGTTGCAATAGTGAACTTAGCCCATGCTGGAATTAACCCCTTTAAAAACTTAACCTTTGAGCTGAGCTTCTTTGTAACAATGTATGACCATGAATTCTTAAGAAACCACCCTGTCATACCTAGCGCCTTGATTGTTGATTTTGATCTGTTCATACCTTCTCCCTTAATACTTATGGTTATAGCCTTATGTTATTTAGCTGGAGTAATTTTTGTTATCCTATCGTTGTAAATCTCAAAAATAACGCCGTTATTGCAAGTGTAATTAGGCAAAAAGGCTTTCCTCTGAACTATGCTTTTAATGCCTTCATTCTCTTTACATAAAACCATTGCTTGCTCTATGTAGGCGTACTCAACTCTAGCTTCCATACACCCGGCCAGTACTACCATTAGACATAATATTGTTAGTTTCATGTTTTTAATATCTCAATAAGGGTTATATTTTCAACGCTGCTAATATCTACGCCTCTATTTTTTAGCTTTTGCTCGTAGTAGGATATTTTAAATGATTTTATCATTCCATCTCTTAGGCTAAGCAGAGAAAGCACTATTATTAGTCCAATCAATATTATTAATTCCATTCTCTACTCCATTAATAAACAATATAAGTAACACTGGATTTCTACTTCTGTAATTCGAACAAATCACTTAAAGCGCTTTTTCCGTCTGGTAGTAGCCTGAAATACGGATCAGGCACAAAAGATTTACGCCCTGCAAACTCCATCATTTTATACTCGCAAAGTTCAGTCATTTCTCTACTATCACCACAAAATAAACCATTCTTCTCGGTATGCTTTAATATTTCTATATGCTCATTAGTTAATTCCATCATCTTCTCCCTTAATAAACCTCATACGTAATAGCCGGTGAACGTTCGCTTGGATTCGCATAGTCATTGTAAGCCGCTATTGATATGGTATACGTACCGTAGGCCAGTTGTGGAAAGGTGTAACTTGTGCCTTCTGATGCCATTACATTGACCATTACTTCTTGTACTACTTCTTGTACTCCTTCGCTGGAATAATAAATAATGTAACCCACAATTTGATCACTGGTTGATGCTGTCCATCTGAACGTTGGTGTTGATCTATCATTATGTAGTCCGCCTGGTGGGTCCAGGGGCAACGGCTCCATCACATAGTACAAGGTGTGAGGGTCTGTGTTGATATTGTTGTCAACGTCCTTACAGCGTGCGTACAGGGCTCTTGACTCCCCCGGTGTAGGGCTCTCCCATATTGCTGTGTGTGTTGTCTGATCAAGGCTATCTAGGGTATAGCTCATCTCACTGAACTCTGTTAACCGCTCTGTATCAAAGCGACAACTAGCAGTCTCATCAGTAATGACCTGTAAATCTATCTCGGTGGTTGTGTTCTCAAATACAAGGCCGTTGGGTAGAGTGCCTAGCATTAAGGGCGGCAACTCATCGGCGCTTACTGTTGCGGCGGTTAATAATAAGATTGTTAATAACTTCATAGTTCACCCTGTTCCAAGTAAAGCGAAAGGATGAGGTAATGCCATATAACGTTTGCCTACTTCCTTCTGCTCTTCATTATTCATCGGAGTGATGTCATATTCACCAGTATGCGAGGTGTCATATTCATCATCCCAATAACGGTTATCTTTAACCTTTTCTTTTAGCCAAGGCGTCATTGCTAGCAGAGCATTTGGGAGCATGTGAGTCATCAAGCCTTCCATGCCTGTTAGTAGTTCCATATCTTGATAAATATGATCCATTTCAGTGTGCAGTCTGCCAGTTGTTAAATTTCTTAATCTTTGTGTATCCATCTCTCTTCTCCTGGTAAGTAGTTATTGGTTGGCTAATAATTTATCTATCAAACCTTGGTTATCACCGCCAATCTTGTACCGATAGCGCCTTATAAAATCCTCAAGCGCCTGTATACGCAACTGTGCAGCCCAAAGATTTGAAAGCCTTTCCTGGCTTAGCTTATCCTTAGCCTCTAGCTCATGCTCCAATGAATCAATCTTCTCACTGGTTGCTTGGCACCACTCACACGGCTTACTCATGACTTTTCTCCAGCTCATCAAATAGGGCGTTAGCATATTGAACGGCAGTCTCTGCGACTGTTTTTGCGTCATGACTCCATTCGCCGTTTGACTCACATGCTGAGCATAACCACTGCATAGCCGCTATAGCTGCTGTCTCAAGCTTGGTAAGGCCGGGAGAAACAAAACTGTCGATCTCGAACTGCCATGGAACAAACCTATCATTGTTTCGGTCTATTGAAATCTTGCTTGGCTGGGCAGTCTCATCTCTATTTTTCATGACTCTATGACCTCCCTTACTTTTATGATTGTGGCATTCTCCCTTGTAGTTTCGGCTGCTTCATCATATGTTTCGTGAGCTATCCATGTTCCACTTGTACAACGATTACAAAGATAAAACTCTCTAGGCTCAGGCTTAACTCTCCATTTGGAACTACTTACGAAACTTGGAGTGACAACATCGGTCCATATTTTTTCGAAACTAAAGTATTGAATATTCTTACCCTCCGCAAATGCCTGCATGATAGGTAATAGTTCTCTTACTTCTTCACGATTCATTATTTAATTCCTCGGTACATATAATAGTTAGTTATCAAACCAGAAAACGATTCGGTGATCATCGCCATCAACATCATCAAATAACTCAATGATTGTCTTTACTAATCCCAGCTTGTAATTAGCCGGTATTTCAATTGAAAACTCTTCTAAGTCAGGAGAGTTACCCCATTTGCAATAAGGGTATATAAGATTCCAATCTGTTTCTTCTTCGCTTTCTATGGATGCTCTCAGATTTTTAATTTCTTCTTTATCCTTCATGCCAGAAACAGTAATAGTCTTATCTTGAAGAAACTCCCATGCTTCCTTCAGCTCGCCAACACTTAAATAACTGTGACTATGCCCATCAGTGCCACAACGATCATTTACAGTCTTTACCTCCTCACACGCCGTGAACGGTAAGCCACGCGCTGCAAAAGAAAACTCGTGTTCATGACGTACGCCAGTTGCAAGGAATCCAAACAAATCGTAATCACGATCATTGAATTGCTCTTCATAAGGTAGGCAAATACACCCTTCGTCATATATATCAGCCCATCCCTCATCAGCTGTAACCCATACACCGTTAACTTTCTTTTCTCTATATAAATGAATATCACATCCCATTTTTATTTCTCCTGGTTAGTTAAAACTATGTTGCGCCCCGCAGGCATTCTCGTAATTAAACCCGCTTCCTCAAGCCTGTTGAGCCTGTTCCAGACAGCGCTATTTACTATATCGAACTCATCGCCAATCTCTCTATGGGTTGGCGTTACTCCATGCTCAGCGTGGTAGCTAACTATGAATGCGTGTGTTTGCTGGTGGATGGCTAGCACTATTTACTGTCCTTTAATATCATTGCACTAACAATGTCACCTCTCGGTGTGCCGCTACTATCAGCCATAGACTTTAAGGCTCTCTTAGCTTTAGGCGTTAGGTATAAACATGTTGCTATCTTCTTTAATTTCTTAGCCATTTAAATTCTCCTGTTTAAGTTAATACGAACAATATCAAATTAATTACTTGCAAGCAAGATATTATTGAATTAATATTACCTTAACGAATCAGGGAGAACATTATGGAATTAGTGAGAGACGAAGAACAGCTACATACATTCGAAACATTACGCGCTTATAAAGAGGAGGCCGTTAAGATACTTCTAGACGGTATAGCGAATGATCAGAATACAGTAAATAAGCTATACGCCTTGTTGTTTGATTGTGTGAGTAAAGATGATTTATTTGAAACGCTTAAAGCTACTGTTGAGCAATCAGTGAGGGATCAAGTATGAAAATGGCATCTAAAATAGAGATTGAATATGTGTCTGTCTGTAACCATGCGATGAGCAAGAAGGAAATGGATCGAGAGTATAAAAGAATGAATGGGAGAGGGTTCTGGTATAACAACAGAGCATATATTATTTTCTCAGCGGCATTGATTATTATCAGCGGTGTTTTCTGTGTGGGGTTAGCGTGATGACAGCTAAAAATATATACCAGCGAATAAACGCTGTAATGATTGAAGTTGAATATGCTCAGAAAGATACATCAGTAAACGGCGGTGGCATGAACTATAAAGGTGTAAGCCATGATCAGGTGCTGGCGACTATTAGGCCGTCAATGGTTAAGCATGGAATCGTAGTAGAGCCTCACCTTATAGCAGATAACTGGACCGAGCCACGCAAAGGTCGAGAGAAGTCAACCAACTGGATATACGAGGCATTCTATGCGGTTCACTTTGTAAACATTGATGAGCCTAAAGACAGGGCTATTGTAGAGGTAACTGGCCATGCGGGCGACTCAGGCGACAAGGCGCCAGGGAAGGCGGTAAGTTATTCAGTGAAGATGGCTATGCTTAAGCTGTTTGGCATTGAAACAGGTGAGAATGAAGAGAGCCGTAATTTTGAAAAGGCTTTGTATACACCACAACAGAAAGAAGAATTTGACGACCTGTTAGAGAACAAGAATGCTATGGGCATGTATTGCTTTACTCAGTTTGTAGGCGCTGAGGTCTACACAGAACTATATAATTCATTTCCAACGGGTAAGAAGGTATCAGGTAAAAGAGAGTGTGATGAACTCACCAAGGGTGGCTTAGACAGTCTTAAAACCACCATAACCGAAATAAAGGACATGTGCGATACCAGTGATCCTGCTGTCTGTGAGATAACATCTGAACTATCTGACCTAGAAAAGAGATTTGTTGTTAAGGCGCTGGATGAAAGCCATATTACTTTTATTAAATCTAATAGTTGATTAACCCATTAAGGAGATAGAAATGAGTGAAGAATATCCTTTATACCCAGAGCTAACAGAGCAAGGCAAGCAAGAAGCACAAAAGATAATGGATAGCTTTAAGCCTAAGCTTAAGTCGTTGATGGATGAGGTGTTAAGCGATCTTTATACAGATGTAAGTTACTACATTGACAGTGACCATTGGACAAATTATCGAAATGCTTTAATGAATGGATTTAAAGGTTATAAGCACGGAAAAACTAATCATGAATATTGCTATAAGGATTTGCGCCAAGCCATATACGAAAACAATAAAGAAGAAATAGTAAAAGATTTAAACCAAGACCTGGTCGAAGAAGTCGAGAAGCTAAAAGAGCAGATTGAGCAATTACACGAACAGTCAAGAGAGCGGTATTGATAGTTAATCATTAAGGTTATTACTATATAACGGAGAAATAGATAATGGGTGAAATTGCAGACATGATAGTAGAGGGATTACTAGATGAGGAAAGTGGTGAATATATTGGTGATACTAATGAGATTCTTTATGGATCTGAAGCACCAGGATTCCCTATTAGCTATGAGCGATCTGGAAATAAAGTTAACTGCCCTCAATGCAATAAGCGAGTAAAAAGAGTTGGGCTATCGATGCATATTCGTGACGTTCACAGCGTTTAACACTTCAATACATATACATAGAGGGAGGGTAGATAGATGATTATATTTTTAGCAATAATGGCAATAATAGTGATGATCTTATGGGTAGTGTTCGGTGGTATATTTCTGTGTCGATACAAAGGCCAGTGGTGTGCTGCAACCATAACTCCACAGATTTGTTGGACTATTGGAGCTCCTCTGGAAGGTGGCGGGAATGAAGCTAATGAAACGGAATGGAATAAGATGGAAAGCGTTCATGTCTGGTATAAACCAATTAACGGAGGGTAGATAGTGAAAGTACAAATCAGACGACCAAAGAAAGGGTTTCTAGAGGATAGAACACTAGGGTCTATGTGGATTGATGACGAGCTGTTTTGCCATACCATGGAGCCTGTAGCTAGACCTGATGGGATTAAGGTATACGGAAAGACCTGTGTACCGCCTTGTTTCGCCTCTCTATCGGTCACCATGTCAACTAGGTTTGGCCGGTTAATGGTTCTCGCTAATAACCAGGACAATGGCTATGAGGTAGTCGGGGGTGGTATTAGCTTTAAGGGGTTGCGCTTTCACGGGGGTAATGAACCTGATGACACTGCTGGCTGTCCGCTCATAGCATTCAAGAGAGATGGTGACCGAATATGGGGTAGCGCTGAAGAGAATTTCACACGGCTTGTGACTAAGGCGTTAGGGCGTGGCGAATTAGTTAGCTGTCAATGGATCAATTGCATTGATGAGTTATGATTTCACTATCTCTTATGATATACTGATTCAGTCACTCATAGGAGGTAATTATGGAACTAATACAGATACACGATGGAGAGGCTACCGTAACATCTAAGGAGATTGCTGATAATTTCGGTAAAACACATCAGCATGTGGTGGAGGCTATACGGGATATGGATTGTAGTGATGAATTTAGAGACACAAATTTCCGTGCCTCCTCATACAAGTCCAAGCAGAACAAGAACCTTAAGTGTTTTGATATAACTAGGGATGGGTTTTCTTTCCTTGGTATGGGGTTTAAGGGGAAGAAGGCGGCTAAATGGAAAGAGCTATACATAAATGCCTTTAATAGGATGGAATCTTATATCCGCAATGACATGAAAGATATGTCACTGATGGACTCTATCAACCAGATATCCGGTCAGTTAGATGATTTAGCGAATGCTGGTAGCGCTTGGGGCAAGACAGGTCAGGAGATTAGGCGTAGGAAGAAAGAGGCGGCTGAAGAGCTGATGTTGTTAATGGATAAAGCACAACTTAAGTTAGGGTTTTAATTATATAGGTGATCTATGAAAGATGATGATGATATGAGTTATGAGGAATGCCTTAATGAGTTATTTGAAATGGGCTGTATTAGTATTGAAACCGGACCTATACCCATATCTCCAGAGTTTGAAATTGTTATTGGTGATATGAGTGAATATACCGGTACTAATCGTGGTGACGTATATAAGCATGAAGATAATGTAGTTTATGCAAGGTTTAGTAATGTATCGACCAGCAACCAAACAGAGTCCAGGTCCTAACACCAAAGAGCGAGCTTTTAGGGGCATAGTCAAGATGCTGCCCTGTGCAGGATGTGGCGCTGAAGGTCCAAGCATAGTCGACCACATATACGGCAGTAGTAAGAAGCTTTACAAGGGCTTAGAGAGGGTGCTTGTAGGACATTACGCTGTATTACCGCTGTGTATTACTTGTGACAATGTGAAGACTCATGGCAGTAGGAGGGCGTTTGTTAATATGTTTGGGCCACCTGAGAAGCTCTGGTTGGATATGTTGTTGACTTATGACTTGGAGGTTCCCGACAATGTTTTCCATGCTATTGCAGGAGAGATAAAATGAATCAATATTTTGAGATAGGCGAAGAGGTTGTTCTGGTTAGCGAGATGGATTCCAGTCTTAACGGTGAATACGTTATTACGGATATTGATCCTCCACACGACAAGGATTATATGTGTCCTTATACCGGCACCTTCATGGAGCCAACTAGAAGCTATGGTTATAAATTAGATGAATTGATTTTTGTGTCAAAGATAACAGGAGATTCAATCTGCTGGTTTGATCAATCAGCGCTCAGAAAGAAGCACAAGCCATCAGATGAATCGTTTGGTGAGATAATGAACAGCTATGTAACTGAAGAGGTTAAACAGTGAACGGTTTACAGGCAAGAATACTCGAACTAGAAGAGCGCTATGGTAGTTTACGTGAACTGGCTAGGCGACTAGATGTTGATGTAGGGTATTTAAGCCGATTGAAAACAGGGGAAAAAGATAACCCTAGCGAGTTTCTACTTATAAATTTAAATCTAAAGCGTGTGATTACCTATGAAGAGGTTAAGTAATGGCTGATATTGTAATAGGCGTAGACCCTGATAGTGATAGACATGGTGTTGCCTTCTATGAGGGTGGTGTGCTGAAAGACTTACAAATGATGGATACCCCTGTGCTTATCGGCTACATAACAAGACGTCAATGCATAATGGATCAAGTGCGCGAGTCTATACTATTATCAATCGAGAACGTTAAAGTTAATCAGTTCGTCTATTCGCGCAATAAGCAGTCTTCTAAGGCCGCTGAATCAAAGATAGCGATGTATATAGGGCGCAATCAACAAGCACAAATAGAGCTGGAGAAGTGGCTAGCACACTATGATATACCTTATGTGCTTCATCCGCCCCAGAAAGGTAATTGGGCTAAGAATAAAGCACAGTTTGAAAAGGTGACCGGCTGGCAAGATAAAAGCAATGAAGATACTCGCTCAGCCGCGTTCTTTGGTTATCTCGCTATAAACCAACCCGATACGTAAAGGTAAAGAATACGTTCTCTAGCGTAGTACCTGTGGGTGTATAGTTAAACTCAGCGAAATCACTCGCAATATTACCAAAGATGGGTCCAGCTTCTTGGGCTATATTAAACGCAGATCCGGCAAGCATCTCAGTGGCTACGATATCTGAGGCAATAGGCAACGATATACCTATTCTTGTTAATGTGGCTGTGGTAGTGGGATTTATATCTACCTTGCCTGAACACGTCACTACTTTACCTTGCATCATAAAGTTACAGGCGAACGCTGCGGTACTATCCACATTGGCTAGGCTGGTTATCGTAGGGGTCCAGGTACTACCACCCCCGAATACCGTTGAGCCTACCAGGGTATTAACAAAGGTTTTATTGTTCTCTGCTAATGCCTGTGTAGAACCGTCTGTAATATTACAAGAGATGTAATCAACCAGGTCAGTATCTGTTGTGGCGCCTGTGAAGTTAGCAGCTGTACAACCGGTAACCACGGTCTTAAAGTTAGCATTCGTCGTAATGTTAATGGTTGATGAGTAAGACACGTTATCTAATATCATGGTGTCTTTCAGTGAGTCTTGAGGGAAGATAGCGGGCTGATTACCGTCTAAAGACAGATCTCTCCAGCGCACATTTTTAATCGTGTCCCCAGTACCCCAGGTTCCTTGTCCAAAGGCTATGCTCTCTTGAGGGCCTCCACCAGCGTCTATCTGCCCGGTCACCGTTACACCGTCTATCACATGATTGTTATCTGTATTCGCCACCGTACCGTTAGACAGTAACTTCCTCATCTGAAAGCCAAACCCTCTAAAGGCGGTGCCATCAGATTTTATATTAAGCTTTATGTTTATATTTCTATGAACGCCTGAGAATAGCTCGGCATCACCGATCTCTAGGACCACGCATTTATTGGAGATATTTCCATCAGTGCCTTGGATATTTGTATAGTCAATGTTGACCCCATTCATACCAAATCCGGCAGTCGTGGCCATAATCACATCAGCGCTTGCCTGATGGTTTTTAGAACTAACCTTGATATCCATAGCTGCGCATTCAAACGCAATAACTGAGCGCCCTGTAAGCTCTGTGTCTAGCACCGCTTGTAGTCCATGAACCGTCGTCGGATTAATACAGTAACCACAGTTATTAGTCCTGATCTGCCCTAACTCTAGATTAGTATGGGTATTATCTCTCGAAGCCCCGTTGTCACCATGAGGCCATACAGCAATACTCCAATCAGTAAGGTCTATTAGCTCGGAGGTGAAGTTATTACAACCTGCAACAGCGCCGGCTGAATCCATTTCAAATAAGATGCCGCCATCAAAGATAGAACCTCTGGATCCTGTGATAGACCCTTTAAAGGATTGCGAATAAATATTGTCACAGCTCACAAAACGGAACACGGATACACGGTCAAACGGTTGGGCTACGGCGGTGTAATCACCGGTAATAATAAACTCTGCACCAGCAGACCTTAGGGTAATACCATCTATCCCACTAAGGTCAAACAAGGGCACCGTATCATTATCAGTGCTTAATACATTCATTCTCAGATCAGCAAAGTCTAACGTTCCGCCACCTTCTAACTGGAATCTTGCGGCTAAGGCTCTATTGGCGTCTGTATCATCGGCAACAGCATCACCGACTACACCGTACTGTTTTGCTACTAGCGTGGCTGATTCGATCTGTAGTAAAGCTACATTGCCATTACTTAAGGTATGGTCGCCGAACTCGTCTACGGATTGACTGGCCGCTATCAGGTAAGTAGCGCCACCACCATCACCAGAGGTTATTCGACCCTCTATAATCACACCATCACCTGCTGAGAGAGTGGTGTCAGCGATCATAGCGGCAAGTGTGGCATACCGCATATAGACTTGATCCGTCGTAACTGGCGCACCGTCAAGGACATCTGAGAAAAAGTAAACTTGTGAGTCTTGGTTGTCATCAACACGAATAGAATAATCACCCTCAACCAATACTTCTACTGGAGAGCCATTAAACAATACTCCACCCCCGCCGCCTGTTCTTAAAGGCTGGCCAGAGGGCTGAATAACAACATTAGTACCGTCTTCTTGGCGTAGAGTGACCGATTTACGGTTTGCAAAAATCTTAGGATTGAGCCCCGCTATTCCTATATAGACTTTACCTAGTGCTATTGGCTTGTTCGTACTAGGAGAAAAGTAGTAGTCATAAGGTAGTCTTAAAATATTCTCGGCCATTTTTTCACCTGTGGTATAGTCGGGTCATGGAATGGATATTATTACTCATAGTCTTTTACTTTTGCTGGCCTGTCGCTGTTGCGTTTCTAGGTATATGCGCTCTAATTGGCATTCATAAAGGGTTAACAGAAAAGCCTACTTACCGCTGAGAAGCTTTCTCATTGATTTAATGGCCTTTTCTTCACTGCCACCCGTTAATCTCTTAGCAACACCGGATACAGCTTTTATGGCCGTTTCGGCCGCACTATCCGTTACCGCTCTGGCACCTTGCGTAATCGCTTTCTCAGTAACCCCTTGTAGTGAGGTAGGAGCGAACGATCCAAAAACATTTTCTATCTCATCAACGAACATCGCTTGAGTAAAGATATCATCATCAAAAACCTTTCCATATTTACGGCTAACATCTTCTAGCTCTGATATAGAGTCCATTAGTTTAACTCTAGATTGTACATTGCTTAGTAGCCGCCTTGATAAATTACCTACAAACTTATCAGCTCCAGGCGAAAGCGGATCAAAGTTAGATCCAGCTGCTTTCTTAAAGTCATCTAGGGCTGTAATAGTATCTGAATACTGGGTATTTACCTCGTTATATTCAGGGAATTCAGCATCTAATTCGCCATCAACATTACGTCTGAGCCTTTTAATGACTTGCTCAGACTTTCCAGTTAAGCCTTCACCAGCCTTACCATAAGAGACTTGCTCGTCAATGAACCTTTTCATTCTATGAGCGTCGTAAGCATCACCGCTATCAGACATTTTCTTTAATCTAGTAGCAACTTTTCTTATGGCATTTTCAGCAGCTGGAACACCCTCTATATCTGATCCAGAAAACGATGGCTTAAAGTTTTCATCAATAGATATACCCATGTTATCTAGGTCGTCTAGAAATCCACTAACCGCATTGCTTGAATTAACCTGCTTTCCCTTTAATCCTTGTGCTACGGAATCCAGTCTTTTGCCTGCTTGAGAATTGGCATCTCTAACACTCTTAAAGCGCTTAAGAATAGAGTCGCCAATAACGTCAGATGGGCGGTTTTTACGTGCATACGTTCTATTCTTTTTTCCTTTCTCAACAATATCTAGCATCTTAGTCATAGCTGTTTTGTCTGCTGGCTGAGACCCTTTTATAGCTGCTACTAACCCTTCATCAAACCCTTGTTTTATAACATCTCGTGCCACGGGATCAGTCTTAACTTTTCCAGAACCGTCTATCATGTATTTAGCGGTAATGTTGTCAGTAGGATTGTTTTCAATAGCTTCTCTAATTACTTTCTTAGTAGGCGTTTCATAATCAAATAGCCAGCTATCAGGGGCTGTCTTTTTAGCAGTCCGAACGCCCTCTCTCCTCAATCCTTCAACTTCTTTAAGGCTGTCAGACACTTGCTTTATCGACTTAGCACCTTTAGCGCCCGCAACGATACCGGCGGCACCTATAGCCTCTCCAAGGGCGGTAGGTATCGTTTTAGCAATGGCAGCTAGAGCGGGGCTTCCTGTGGCCTCTAAAGTGGTCTCTCCTAGGAATTCCTCAGCAGCACCTAGCGCTTCAGTAACGGGCTCTACGAGCTCACCAACAGCCTGCAATCCAGCTTGACCGGCTTCCGTTCTTGGTTGATAAGTTAAGGCCTCCCTGGTTGACTCTACAGCTCTAGCCCCCGCTCCTGGCTCCAAGAAAGGTGTGGCAGCAGCAGCCATTCCAGCGACACCGGCAATAGGCTCCGCAGCCATTCCTGTTGCCATCGTAGCGGCTGGCTCAACAACTTCAGGGGTGAGCTGTGGAACACCTGTCGCGGTTGCTATATCGGAGGCTGTTATGCCAAGGAAGCTAGGTTCTTCTGCTGTAATTTTAGGCGTCACAGGTGCCTGTTCGCGTGTTGCAAATTGTCGCTGTCTTGCTTCAGCTATTGCTATAGCTCTTTGTTGGTCAAGGCTAAGGGACATCGAATAACTTCCTTTGCTCTGGAGTCATAAACTCCAGCAAAGCCGGATCAACTTGAGGTGTCGAAGGATCTTCTATATCAAGTTCTCTTTGTTTGGACTGCAAATCTCTAACCTTTTGATCTATAAAAGATTCTAGTTGGGCTATTTTCTCCTCTGGCGAGGCATCTGGATCACCCATGGTGGCCTTTAAAGACTCTCCCTCTTGCACGCTAAACGAACCGCCGAAGGTAGGCTTTAAAAGAGGCAATACTTGGTTATTAATAATGGCAATAAATTTAGCTCTAGCCGTCGCGCCTTTTGTGGAGCCAAAGCCAAGCTCTTTAGTTCCAACATCAAATATCCTTCCTCCGATAGTACTAGTAGCTATTTTCGATAAGTCTTTCAATCTTCCAACCGTATCTAAAAGACCCGGCATTGCGGCTTCAGCCCTATCTAAATCGGTAAGCGTTTCGCCCCTAGCTTCGGCAGCTTTTCTAGCTAAAGTAACCTCTCTTTCTATTTGTGGCTTAATCTTCAGCTGAGCACCAAGCTTTCCGGTTTCCTTCCCGCCCTCTATAACCCGCTCTGTGTCTGCTATTGCGACAGCTGTGCCCATGTCGGTTATTGTTTGTATAGAAGAACCTACAGCTCTAGGGGATAGACCTAGCTTCGTTCTGCGGGCTCTCTCTGCCTCTTCCTCAGAAAGTCCTTCTGTGAGTGACTCGAAGAAACGCTGTTCTGAGCCCGCCCCCTCTTCCTTATAAATCTCTTTCCAGTTTTTATAGCCCTTGGGATCAACCTGGCTATAACCAAACTCGATATCTTTCATGACCCGCGCTTTTTCTTCAGGCGTTGCAGCATTTTGCAGCTTCTTCAGATCCTGAACTAAATTACTCGGCATACCACCGCCTTGATGAACCTCTCTAGCACCCTTATCCAGAGCTTCTATAGCTCTATCTGGATTACTAAGAGCATCTTGATAAGCTTTGGTAGCGGCCTGTTTGGTCTGCTCATTAGCGAAGCCGAAAGCTGCCTCCGCTGTTTTCTGCATTTCAGGGTACTTGATCATGACATCGGCCATGGCAGAGGGGTCGCCTGATTGCATCGCTGCTCTAATATCAGTTTTTGCTTGCTGGTTAGCGGCCTGAGCTTCCTGCTTCTGCCTATTCTCAGCAATGATATTACCAACGCCTGATAGCATTTCTCCGCGCTGTCTTACGGTCTCTCGACCCGCTGATTGATCAAAGTAAAAAGGATTATTGGACGGCATGAGCGGGCTCCAACATAGAATAGTTAACAGTTACATAGCCGTAGTTTTCACCAATGGCCTCAGGCATATACTCATAGATCTCATGGGCCATAACACCGTCACTTCGACCTTCTAAGCCTAAGTGCTTGGCGTCTTCGTTCCAGTCCCAGGCGTACCAGTTATGGCCATTATAATCACCGATGTATTCGATATTATCTTTTAGGCGTATATCAGAGAAGGCTTGTGCGGCCATCATAGCCATTTGATTGACGCTTTGTATCTGTTGCTGTGATTTCTCATAACCGGCTTGATTTGAAGCAATAATGCCTTGTGCTTCCGTCTGACCAATGCCGCTCATTTGGTTGGCAATAACCGGGGCATTAGTCGGTGTTCCAGCAAGACCCTGTAGGCCTGTTAGCTGTAATTGTCGTTCATAGTCCTGACGTTGTTGTCCTTGATTGAAGGATGTAAGTAATGCCTCATTCTCTAGGTTAACATTGTAATCATAGAGGGCTTCTTTAACATTGCCTGATCGTAGACCGCCTGTAGCGCCTGCCAGTCTGAGAATAGACTCTTCACCGGCTGCTTTTCCGCCCATCATGGATTCATAAAGGGGTGATTGTCTGGCCTGATCTATAAGCTCTTGCTGTCCCATCTGTTCACCGGGGACTTGAAAGTAATCACCGAGACCCGTTAAAGCCTCCTCTCGAACTTGTTGAGGAACCGCTTCACGCTCTTTCAGGTAATCAAGGGCTTCTCTTTCCCAGCCTACCTGAGCCTCAGAAGCTTCTCGCGCTGATCTTTCGGGGTCATCACTTCGGCCCAGCACCTCCTCAAATATCATACCCATGTTCTGTGCCTCACATATATCTTATGGTCTTCATGTGCATTAAGGCGTTTGAAGCCGCACTTTTTAACAACTCTTTCTACGCTCGACCTTTCAATAACCGCTAAAATCATTGTACACCATTCGTGCTCATTAAAGGCCCACTCAACAAAGTCGTTAATCGCCTGTTTAATAGAGCGCAGTCCGTCTTTGCCTGCTGCAAAATGTGCCATGATCGCATTGCCTCTTTGAGCATAGGAAAATACCACCAAGCCTTTCCATTCAACGACTTTATAGTTTTCATCCCTGATAACACCTCTATCATGTTGCGTTGGTGTAGTCGGTTTGGCTGAGTCTTGCATTGGTTCCAACACCTGCACCTACGGCGATTAAGTTTTGTCCCACAATATAACCTTGGCCTATACACTCAATAACATCAATGCTTGAGTTTGCCCCTACTGAATACTGTGCAATCCTCTCGCCGGCTGCTGAGGTTGAATCAGGACTTTCATACACATCAACCACAACAGCGCCAGCCGTTGTATTATGAATACTAAACGAGGTGACGGCGACACGGTTAACAAGGGGGTTTAATACCGTGGTGTCACCGGCAATGATATCAATAGGGGGTCCAAGGCTCTGATTTCTGAATATATCGGTCATATCTGCTGCTCTATATTGTCAATACGGTTAGATTGTACGCTTATTAACGCCCTAAGCTTTGAATCAGATTCAATTCTTTGCGAAAGATCCTCTATTAGGCTGGCCTGTGATCTTATTAATGCTCTCAGCTTTGTATTTTCTGTGGATAACGCAAATAAATCACTTATATCATCGGCGTTTTCGGCTATGTCCGTGGTATTGGTCGCTATATTAGTCGCATTTGTAGCGATATCAGCCGTGTTTATGGCAATTTGCTCATCACCGCTTTCTACATCAGCCGCCAGAGAATCCCTATCTTCTTGAATTCTAAGATAATCATCGGCCATCGCATCAGACCATTGGGGGTTTTCCTCCCTAATAGACTCCGCGCCTAATCGATAACGTCTAGTAGCATCAACCATATTGAATCTTCGCTGTTGAGAAGGCCATTCGAGAGACGGATGCCCCTCTTAATTTAAAGGCAAACCAATTCCTTACATACCCGAAGCGATAACGAATAAAGCGCTGATTGTAATCACTGGGAAGCCCGTATTCCATTGAGTATTCCGTGCCATGAGTTACCCCATCAGGGGTTAGAGATACAAAGACTGTCGCGTCTTCGGTTGCCGTAAAGCCGGGTATAATCTCTATCTCTAACCTGTCTATTGACATGCTTTCGAGTTTGATAAAAGGCGTATTTAAGGTCCACTCGGCAATATCATCGTAGTGAGTGCCGACGTCTTCATCAAGAATACCAATCTTACTATCACGCTTATCACCGTAGACCCATACGCCTTTTCTCGCTTCAAAGACACCGTGCTTGGCTCTCCACTGAGCATTGCCGGTCACATCAGACTGCAGAATAGTCCAGGCCTGTTCATCACCAGCAATAGCCGCTACCTTAACGTTATATAAGAGCGTTTCATTAGGCAGGTGCACAATAAGGTATTGATAGCCTTCATCTACTCTCGCCTCTAGTACGGCGGTAGAAAGCTCTTCTTCTGTGTATTGACCAATCACCTTATCGACTTCTCTGGAGGCTACCTTGGTAACACGGCCAACACCGACTACATGAATGGAGACGTCTTCTTCTTTACGGCCACCCATAATGAACCATTGGTCTAGCATTTCAGCTTTAGCATGCGTACCTACAATACCAGCCTTTACCGCTCTCGCCTCTATGCGCTGGAATGAGAAGTTAGCCGTAGCAATATTGATAAAGTATTCAATGGTATAACGACCAAAGACCATCACTAGATTGTCGGATGTCTTAGCCACACCGTTAGAGGGGTCTGGCATGAACTCAGCCGTAGCAAAGGTGAGAGGATCTATCGCTGATTCATCGGATGTTTCGGTATGGTAGATGTTTTCGCCATCAGTAAAGAAATAGACACCGTCTACCCATACACAGTCAATAGGGTCACCTAAATCTGTATCAGTAACCTCTCTAAACCCATTCGTAGGATCATATAAATAAAAGCGACCATTGGCGACAATTCCTTGTGTGTTAAATGAATAAGGAAGGCTAACAGTATCAGAGCCGTCAACAGCGCCTAGTATGTTGGTAGTACCAGAGGCAGATACCTCAATAAATGATTCACTGGATACTCTGAAATGGTTTGTAAAGCGTTCGTTGTAAATGCCACCTCGGTCAATGCCTTCTCCGGTAGCGTATTGAGTAAGTCCAGGCTGTTGAAGCATGTAGCCAACACTGCCTAAAAGCGGTCGGACAATGCCGCTCATGTTGATAGGTAGATACGAACGGTAATCTACCTCATCTCCATGTTTATCTCCAGATATAAGGTTTATTGGCATTTCCGGCATTATATGTGGCTCCAGGTCTTGCGTAGCTTGATTTTGCTTATAGCTCCCTGCAAAACCCCAAACCTTTTTGCTATAAACTCTTGAGTGTGATTTTTTAAAAGACCTCTGATTACCTGGATATCATCTTCTGATAACTTCGCCCACCTGCTATTTGACCCTTTTAAATCTTTCCTTGATCTATCTTTTTTAACTCGATCAGCTATGTTTTGTATGTGCGTTCCGAGCCAAAGATGATCAGGATTTACGCAAGCTCTGTTGTCGCATGAATGACACACACACATACCCTGCAATATTGGTCCTTTGTATAGGGAATAAGCGACTCTATGGGTTTTCTGCATTTTACCGCCAACCCTGAATTGCCCATACCCGTCATTATTAAGACTTGCAGACCACCAATGACATGAAGACGGCGGTATAAACTCTACCTTTTCCTCAAATCTCTCTTGAAGTGATTTTTCAGGCATAGCGATGGCTCAGTAGCTGGTTTTATCTATTGTACTCCAGGTAGGTTATTTATTGAAATTCAGGAAAAAGTTAATCTTCTTCTTAGTCGATGTCCTGGTCTTAGGATTAGCCATCTTCTTTCTAGCCCAGGCTTTGCTGATCTCACCGTTCTTAATAGCGCCCTCTTTCCGTGCAATCGCTCTAAGGCTGCCGGTTTCAGAGGGCTTTATGTTGATGGTTGGTTTCTTTCTAGTCATTAGTTTATGTACGCTACATAGACGCTACCTGCTGGTTTTTGTCCTGCATCGTACTCAACAGCTATCAAGTCGCCGGCAACTACTGAAAGACCAATACCCGATTCAAAATCTCCAGCGCCAGTTGCCGTAAATGTATGTTCAACTGCGCCATTCTTCCAGATCTTAAAGACAGTTGTGTTGTCACCTGTACCTGAGTTGTAGGTAAGACAGTCAAGAGTCCCATCAGCAGGAACAATGTATTCACTCCCTGGACTTAGGCCGGTTTCTTGGCCACCACTGGTTATGCCATTCACTTGGGCGTATCGACCTGTGGTTTGCATATTAGCACCCCATACAAGGGTATAACCTAGATCACCCCCTACAGGCACATCGATTTGATCAACCTCAACCCACTCACTACCCGTCCATCTATTCATTTTGAGGGCACCAAGCACCCCTCTAATTTTTATGATGGCAGGAGGGATATCTGCAAAGAAGGTTTCAGTGCCCCCATCAAAAGAGCCATCATTTTCAAAATCAGAGTAACCAACTCTCAACAAATCGCCTGTTGCCGTCTCTATTACTGCGTTCAAAGTTCCCATAACTATTTCCTATATATTATCAATGAACCCACGCACCCAGATAAATGTACTACCACCGGCTGAACCTTGTTCGTATTCTATGATTTGGCTAGCATCGGTGGCAATATCTCTAACATAACGCTCTGTAGAGGCAACTATATCCATAGGTCGAACGAAGTTTAAATCACCCTCAGCGGCTGTACCATTCGTCCGCAATAGCGTAAATTGTGCTGTAGCGGTGGTTACTCTTCCTATTAATAGCAAAGACATCCTGCTTGTGGTTGGCATAAAAGAACTTAAATCGACATCAGCAAAAGTGGTAGCGTTACCCCCAGCTAGTGCAGCTAAATCATCTGCCCCTGCTTGCCACTGATATTCTAAACGTCTTGCATTTCCGTCTGTAGTAAAAGCAATTAAATCACTTCCTGCGTCATTTCTAGCCCAGCCAACACGGCGCTTAACATCATAACCGCTCTCGCTAAATCCTGTGCCATCAGGAATCAATAGCGTATTCGTGGCGTTTACACCTGTGGTATCGCCAATGACGTACACCCCGTACCATGTGCTAGACGCTTCAGAGGAACCCGTCTGTAATCCTCCTGCACCTACCGTTGTAATAACGGCATCAGTCGCTATCCCTAATGTTAAGTTAAATACATTAGTATCATCTCTCCAGCTGCCTGCTGATACATTTACGCTAGCAGCAGATATCCAATCTAATCCCAGCCAATCAGCAAACCCTGACAAGAATAGATTTTCAAAAGCCAACAGACCGGCACCATCAGAGGTTAATACTTTACTTCCTGTGCCGTCATCTTCAGGCCATGTATATGTGGTGCTAGGATATTCAAACTGTAAAAGACCGGTGCTACCAGAGCCTGAACCACTACCAGGAGCCAAAACAACATTGCCACCGTCTGGATCTCCAGCACCGTTAGCAGGGCCTCCTGTTACAAAAGCACTACCACCATCGGCACCAGATGCTGCACCAGGACCACCTTCAACAGTGGCATTACCACCCCCACCCGTAGCATTTCTAAATCCACCTACCAAGAAAGAACTACCAGCCTGCCCCGTACCAAGATGAGCATCACCACCGGTAATAATTGCATTAGTAGCATCACCCGATCCTGTGGAATTGCCGCCATCTATCAATATTGCGCCAGCATCTCCAGTATCTACATCTCCAGGATTTAATAAAATGTCACCTGTATTGAGTCCACTTGTTGCATTGGGAGTATGTATATGGACTTGTCCAGTAGCATCTCCTCCGCCAATGGAAGTAGTTGTACCACCTGTGATTTGAACTAAACCGCCATTACTTGTGCCACTAGTAGAAGCACCCCCATCAATAAGAACACGACCGCCATTACCGCCAGTAGAATCACCCGCATTAATATCAACGTCACCGCCAATATTAGTATCAAGTGAATTTCCTGCTGTTAATGTGATATCACCAGCATCACCACTAGCACCTGTTGCCGAACCAGCCAATAGAGCTATATCACCACCAGCACCAGAGGTAGCGCCACCCGCACCAGCATTTAGGGTAATAGTTCCTCCAGGGTCCGCGCCTGAACTAGTACCAGCATTAAGCTCGACTATTCCAGCATCGCCTGATGTAGAATCACCGGCTGTTAGTTTTACATCCCCTGCTGGACCGCTAGTAGACCCACCATCCCCCGCATTTAGACGTGTATCACCACCAAAACCAGTGGTACCACCATCACCACCAGCAACTTCCATTGTTCCAGCTGAATTGCCTCCTGTGCTAGAACCACTACTGATAATACAAGTACCACCAGAATTATCACCGGCTCCTTGTGCACTGCCAGCTTCAAGAATCAAAGATCCTGCTGTACCAGATGTAGTACCGCCATTGCCTGATTTTATGGTGAGCAGACCACCACTTCCAACACCTACAGGGCTATTAGCTTTAATATTCAGATCATCGACAGCTGTAATAACATCACCCACCGATAAGACGACATCGTTTCCACCGGTCTCATTACCTACCGCTAAAGTGGCGGCCAAGGTATCAGCTACAATAGGTGTATTCGTATGGGTAAATCTTGCCCAGCTGGTGTCGTCGGTCCCGCTGCCTTGATGCTGGAATAGCTCTGAATCATTACCAAGCGCTAGGATATACATGTCACCAGGATTGCCAGTAGCAAATCCATCAGGATCACTGTCACCAACAAACCATCGTATAGTCGCGCCGTTAGTGCCTTTAGTCTCCCAAGACAACAGCGACGAATCGCCGCCTGCATCGCTCCAAGGATTAAGGACGTAGCTTCTGTCAGGTATCCAGCGCCCACCCTTAACTGCTATGCCTTGGGTTGAGTAATCAGCATGGTAAAATAGGCCAATATCTTTGACGCCATCAAAAACCCTAATGCCATCAATATTATCGATGTCGAAGCCAGTAGAATTAGCCCCGGTAATTACTCTAAAATCTATTAATTCGTTGCTAAAAAATACCTCACTTGAGATGCCACTGCCCCCATCAGTAGATTCAAACAATAAGCCTTTGTTTCCTGATGCATCCGTTATCGTTACGGTTCTTTGTGCTGATGTTGTATCGATAGTCCCATCTGAGTCATAGATATTTATTCCAGCTGCATCAACAACCCACTGTAGATTCCCACTGGCATCACGCTTCAATATCTCATTGGTTGAGCCGTCAGCAGAGGGGAAAGTAATATTGTAATCAGTGACAACAGCAGGCGCGTCCAGTGTTACTTTTCCATTGGTGGCGCCTAGTAAAGAGAGGCTATCAACTTCTGGATCAGGCCCTATTAATACCGATGTCTTAGTGCCTTCCTGTATACAGGCCGATAGAAATGGATTACCTAAAGTGTCACCTAGAAAATCGACATTATCCGCTTCTACTCTGATGTTAATCTGTTGTCCAGTGTCCAGCCTAAACGGAGACAAACCCACGTTAAAGATGCCGGGGGAACCTGGGTCAGTTTCGATTAAGTCAATAGTGTTGTCGCCAATAACAAAATCAAAACCGCCTGTCTGGGTGTCCCATACCACTTTGCTAGGCAAGTATTTAAGAACAATGCCGGTTGCATTATCCGTCACCCTTATCCTTACATTGGACATAGTACCGGCGGTCTTTAATTTGACTTGGTTGGTCTGAGCGGTAAACGCTGGTATAAATCCTGTAACAATAGGGTTCGTGGTGATGACTTCTGTGAGGATAGGCTGGATAACATTGTTAAACTCTGCATCTAGCTTGAAATAACTGGGATCTTCTGAGCCTGTATCATCAAAAATAGATCGAACTGAAGCGGAATTTCGATCTCTGACATTATCTCTATCTAAAAGAGAGCTTGTACCCTCTGATAGCGTTATGACATCACCTAGATTAATAGAGGATGTGGGGACATTGATGTCTTTATCGAAGGTCCATTCTTCAGTGACTGGATCAACCGTAGCACCTGAATAAACCAGCATACCCGTAGCGTCGTCTTTCTTGGGGACTTGGCCGTCTGTGAGGGTGCTTATGAGACCTGTATCAGCAATGGGTGAAACAGTGCCACCGCTCTCAATAAGGGCCGTATAGAAGCCATCAGAGGTATTGCATTTAATTAAGGAGCCAATCCATATTTCAGGCGTTTTATTGGCAAATCGAGAGGCTTCAAAGTAACCAGCCGCTTGGGTTTCAGCTGTCGTATCTTCGGTTTCGTAAACATATTGGTTGAATATGCCGCGAGATTGATTGGTCGCTATGTCTAGTTTGAATTGTTCAAACGCCATCCCTTCTACTCCATGTGAAGCTTGAAGGGATTTAAAAAAGTTGCCCTCGATGGTTTGAGGGCGCGTAACTACAGAAGAAGGGAAGGTTGAAGAGTGTTTAAATTATAGGCGGCTCATGAGCCTACGCAAGCCCTTCACTTCTCGCGCTCCTTGATTATATGCGCATATGAGAACTAATTCACATAAAAAAAGAGCCACACCATATGATGCAGCCCTTGGCTAGTGATGGGGGTCACTAGTTATTCCCAACGGTTTCCTTGGGCTTCACTTCAAAGTCGATCAGTCGTGTCTCAACTCTGCCTGTACTGGTTGTGATTACAATACGTGCTTGCTGGTATGTGCCAGACGTAACAGAGTTGCTATCGGCTTTAATGCGGTAATCAATACGGGGGTCATTGTTTGAACTAGAGACAACCGTTAAGCCTCTGTCCGCCGTTATAGTAAAGGACTTAATCGTTTCACTGCTATTGAGATAGGCCTCAAAGTCTTCAAAGAAGTCATCTATATCTTCAATGATCATGACATTGGTTTCACAGTTAGCAGGGGGTAGCTTCTGCTCTCTATTGAATCGTTGATACTTGTTGTATCTAAGAGCAGTACCACCACCAATAGGCATGCGATCTGGGTTAGCAATCATTCGTATGTTATCAGCTGCTACCATACTCGAAGCCGTAGCGAGTGATTGAGAAGCCTGCATCTCTAGTGCTTTAGGCACCTGCTTATTGAAGTTGGCTATTAAACGTACAGCCAAGTTATTATCGATCATGTTCCAGAAGGATCTAGATACATTGGTAAAACTACTGGGGTCGGGCGTTACTTCAAAGTTATAGTCCATGCAGATATTGCGAGAGAACTCCAGCTCAGCCATCATGTTTTCAAGCTCATTTAAACCGAGCTGTAAGTCTTCAGGTGATGGCTGAACCGTCAGACCTGATATCCTTAGCTTGCTGTACGCTGAGTTTATGCGCTCACTCTTTAGCATCTAGTTCGGCCTTTAGTGTACCTATTCGTTTAGTCTCCCAGCCTTCAAGCCCCGCCTCTTTAGCGGCCTCTCGGACTTCTTCAGAGGACAGATCCACCTCTATATCTGTTGTCTCACTTCCAGGCTTTACAACAGACCATCCCGATTCCAAATGCCCATCAAGGAACTCTGCTGGTATTAATTCACTTTTCAGCTCACCGTCTATATCTCTATGTACCCAAACAGCCATGATAATTCCTCTATTTTAAAGAAGAGGGGGTTTTTACGCCCCCTCTGTTTTATTCAACAACAGCCCAGTCTTCTGCCAACATATCTGATTGCGATGCTAGCCAACCGGGCTGCATATCACCTGTTGCGGTATACATATCAATATGCGGGTTTATATTCGTAGGTTCAACCAGTCCAGCGTTGCTATACGGAGTTCCTGCAACGGGCCTAATGCTTGGAGAGCCAGGAACCAAGAGCAACCACATACTCTTTCCATTCCATCCCGATCGAGCAACTTTAAACCCAGTTTTAAGAGCATTTATGGCGTCACCAAAATTCATTCCACCGTTAGCTCTGTAGGACTCTTCAAATACACTTTTTGGGCTCCATGAAGTATAACCATCATCATATACAACCTTATAGCCGACCGCACCTATTGTATATGATCCAGATGGTTTCCATGAATTACATGGTTCTGCCGATACAATTTTTGTTCCTATAAACTTTTCCATTTCTCTTCCTCTGCTTTTATTAAAGAAAAGGGTTCCGTGAGGGAACCCCTTGCTCGTAAGTGCCTCAAAACGTTACAGAAATTCCACAACGCTGTGGGTCTTTTACGGTGACACCCCACCATGTGAATAAACGATATCGGAATGTCATTTTCTCGATATTAGCATCGTAGATCATGTACATTTCTTGACCGTTTGACATGGTTTCTGAGATGACTTTCATGCCATCGAACTCGCTGAACAAGTTAGCAGGGATATTACCAGATAGTATTTCTACTGCATCTCTATCCCAGAACAGGTTAGTTTTAGCGCTTGTGTCACTGTTAACACGCTCTACCGTTGCTGTGCCGAGAATCTGCGTATCAATGTTTGCATACTTAGCTTCTAGCAATGTTAAGCCAGGGTCATCGACTGCAATGGGCTTAGGATATACCGTGATGCTCGTACCCGTAGGCTTAGCAATAATGGTGAATATCTTAGGCTGTCCCGTATCGACTTGATCAGAGATACCTACTGCGTTAACAGGGGTTCCGCTGTTATCGATAGTGACTTTATCACCAATATTGTAACCAGCCGAAGCTGCTACTGGGATAACGGCTTGACGATAATCAACGTTACTTACAACGCCTGTTACTGCATCAACGCTACCACCTTCAGGTTTAAAGCTTTGATCACCTGTGACTGTGGTTGATACGGCTGCACCACCGGCAATCGTTGGTAGGAATGAACCTGTGAAGATATCAAACTCAGCGACATTAGAGCCGATCTGGCCCTTGCTCCACGCTTGATCTTCTGGTCTACCTTGCAGTGTCTGACGTGCGGCCAAGTCTTGAGCGAACTTCTTCGTATCACGATCATTCAGTACATAGTACCGATCTGTTTGTGTACGTTGTTGCTCGTTAAGAATAACCTGCGCTTCAGAGATAAAATCAAAACCACTGGTTGCATCAGAACGATAGTACTGAGCCCCCTGTGTTCTAATCGCCTCAGCAATAGCGGTATTTTGCGTTACCACTTGCTGAGCACCTGAACGCTTACCACGTCTGCGCCAGAACTCCATATCCCGTAAGTCATCGGCACGTTGCTCGACGAAATCATTATAAGGGTCTACCAGGATAGCCGGGTAGGTCTCTTCAATGATGTCTTGCTCAAGGCCTGATAAATCCCAGCCTTGTTGGATGACGGCTTGTTGTTCAACAGGACGCCATACAAAGTTATTAGCGTTCTGCATATTTGCGGCGCCCGGTTCGAACCGTTCGCACATGTCAGACAGTAATGTCTGGTCTTCGATTGTTTCAAGGACGGCCTCAAAAAAGACCTCCGCAATCTTACCTGTTTGAGCCATGATGGCTACTCCTTACCAAGAGTTTGTGTTTGCACCTGCTTTCTTGGCAGCTCGCTTGATCTTAAAGGCTTCTGCTTGCTTGCCCTTCTTATGCGCTTCGTCGTATTTACGCTTAGACGCTTTTTCGGAGCTAGATGTTTTAGCATCACCTTTAATCTGAGTCGCCGGTTTAGGTGCGTTCGTTTTACGTTTCTGAGGTGAGTTAAGTTCGGTCTTAAGCTGGCCTAGGTACATGGCTGCACTGCCCATAGTATCCCCGGCAAGATCAGATTCAATACGGCTCTTAAACTCTGACAACTTGGCGCTATTGACGCCCAGGTTATAGAATACCTTCTCTGATCCTTCGCCTAATGTGCTAATCATCCTATCCACTAATATGTCACCGGACTTAGGAGCTACTGCCTCCACCATCTCTCGGACCTTTAGATCGGCTGATTGGTACAATTCAGGGCTAATATCGCTTTGTGACGATAACTTAACTGCACGCTCGTAATGTTGATCGACGGCTTTATCAGTTTCTTGCTGTAATGCTGCTTGCCTTTGCTGGGTAGCCGCTGTGGCATTGCTGGCCTGTACTGCTGCGCTAGACTTATTGATCTTGTAATCAGTTAAGGCGTCTAGATATGCCTCTTCTGGGTCATCATGATCATCAAAGTCATCACGCTTAGGCTTGCTTAGCTCCGTTGGCGTACCTTGCTCTAGCTGCTTAATTCGTGCTTTTAACTGTTCAGTTTCGTCATTATGTTTACTTTCTAGCTTGGCTCTCAGCTTCTTTTTAGCTGCGCCAACATCGCCATCAGTAAACTTCTTCTCAACATCAGATGGTTGGTCATCACCCCGCATCCAGTCTTCTACTTCGGCTTTTTCAGGCTCTTCTTCGGTAGGCTCCGCAGCCTCTTCAGTGTCCTCTGCTTCTTCCTCAGCCGTTTCCTCTTCAACAACTTCTTCAGTGTCCTCTTCAACCGCTTGCGGAGGGGTTGGAGTCTCTTCTGTTTCTGCTGTCTCTAATTCAACGTTTTCTGCTTTCAGCTCTGCCAATGATTGTGATTTCATCAATCTCTCGCTTGGTAACGATAGCCCTATGCCATCC